CAACGTGGGCCTCGACTTGATTTCCTCGTAGTATTTATCCTTCAAATCATTTAGAAATGAATGGGCTTTTGAAACCTCTTCTTTTTGAGCAAGTTTTTTTCTCTTGATGTCTCGCTCATCATCAAGGTCTTCATCGTAACGAAAGTTTTCTTCAATTACAAAATCTATTTCCTCATCGTCAAGATGTGGTTTTGTTTTCTTATAATACTCTCTTAGTAGTGTTTCTTCATCTACGTTTGAGTAGTCTGTGTTTAGTCGAACATAGTCCTGTAGGTCACCACCTGTTTCGTCAATAAACTTAACAAGTTTATCTACACCTTCTGGTAGATTTATCTTAACCTTGTCTTCTGTCTGCTCAACAACGGGTGTTACCTCTTCTTTTTCTTCTTCTTTTTCAGTAATCTCCTGTATTACTACCTCTCCTTCTTCTGACTTACCCCCATCATCTGAACTGGTGACTTCTTCGGGAGTGCCTTCAGGTTTTGGTTCGGGTGTTCCTTCCTCCACTTTTTGTAAAGTTTCGGTAGGTTTATCCTCATGTACGTCATTTGCGCTTTGCTCTTGAACGGCATCTTTTTTTTCTTTTAGTTCCTCTTTCTTTTTAGAAAGGTCTAACTTGGTTACTGTTTCTTTAGCCTTCTTGGGCTTGACTTTTGACAAGTCTACTTTTGTTTCCGACATAATAATATAATATATAATTGTTTAAAATCATCTTGGCTCAAATTGCTCTAAACCGATACCACCTAACACATCATTTCCAGAGGACTCAAAGTCTGTTGGTAGTAAGTTGTTTTTTCTTTGGTTGATGAGTTCACTCTGCTGAGTACCCTGCATCCTAATTCTTTTATCTTTTCGGTCCTCTATCTCTTGTTCTTTTTTACCCTCAGCATTAGCCCTTACTTGAGCTAACTGCATGTTGAAATCAAACTCAGCCTGCATTAATCCTCTTTTTATTTCAGCCTCAGTCTGAAGTCTTTGTATTTCAAACTGCGCCTTAGCCTGCTCTATACTAATCTTTTCTTGAGTTAGGATTTGTTGTTTTTGTGCCTCAGCCATTGCCGCTTTTTCGGCTGCCTCAGCATTAGCGTTGGCTTGAGCCTGAATGTTTTGTAACTGAGCCTGTCTATCTGCCTCAGCCTTCTTCTTTCTTTTCTGCTTCAGTACCTCGTTAGCAAGCTTTAGGTTGTTTATTTGCCTTATGTCTATTGCATCCTCAATATCAATACCCCCCATTTTTATAGAAGCCTGTATGTTTTGCTCAAGCTGTGCTTTTTCCTCTTCTTCTGGTTCAAGTTCTAAGTATATACCAAAGTCGTGTAGATGCAGGCTTGATATTTCCTCTAGCGTACCCACGTTAAATGAGCTTATAGCTCTTCTTAAAGATTGGTCAGTCAAGGCAAACTCAACAGAATCTGATATTCTTAAAGATATGTTTTCACAGGTTCTAGCGATTAAATAAAGGCTAGACTGTAGTATGTGCCGTGTTGCTACGTTCGATGCGTTAGCGGCAAGCTTTTGTAGCCCTACGAGTGTGTCTTCCATAGGCGCACTACCGTCACGAGCCTCGTTAAGCCCTGTGACATCCCTAATCATTTGCAAGTAATACTGATAGGTGTTAATCAATGCCGCTAACTTTGACTGACCGTTTGACGAACTTAGTTCTTGTATCGGAACCTTACCCCTATTCATATCACCCTCCTGTGTCAGAGACCTACCAAGTATACTACCCGTTTGGAAGTACATGTTCAAAGCCTCTTGGGGATTATAGCTTGTGCCATTACCCAGGTCCACCTCAGCCAATCCATCAATGTCTAGGTATACACCGTCTGGCACCAGCTTAGACATTACCTGTTGAATCTTCAGGTTAGTGATGTTTATCATATCAGCAAACCCAGTAATCTTACTTACCGTTGACTCTATCCTGCCCTTATACATCCTAGGTGCTGTAATAGCATAATTCATGCAAACCTTAGTCGTGTCTGATTTAGGTCTTGTCATGTTCTCTGACATTTTCCAATCAATCATTTGGTCGTAACCAAGAATCTTAGCACCAGTGAACAACACCTCTATGGTTCTTGACACTTTTTTAAATGTGTCCGCTTCTGGTGGGTTAAAAGAATCTGTTTTTTCTATAGCTTTTTCTAACCCGTTTGCTGTGTGTTTTATTTTAAACACTTGGTTCATATAAGTCTTGTACTCAAAGTATAAAACCTGAACAGTATTCTCGTCATAGTCGTTCCAACCAACAACATAGTCGCTTCTGTTACCCATCTTAGATATTCTGTCCAACTCTTCCTCAGAAATAAATGGGTACTGCTTTTTAAGCTCTGGTATTGTTATGGACTTAACCTCACCAACATAGTAAATGTCCTCAAAGTTTGGGTCCTCAGTGTAAGACCAAACCATTTTAGCTGGGTCGCAGTAGTCTACCACAACTCCTTCAGCCTTGTTCCAATCAGTTTTTACCGCAGCAATACCAAGAACTGTTAAGTCATAATTTAACCTTCTCCTTACTAACTCAAATTTATTTTTAGCTAAAGTGTTATTTATAGCTTCTTCTTCAGCTATTTCTATAGACGGCTTATATTTGAGCTGCATATACAGGGAAACATCTTCGGGTGTTTCTGGTAAATCAGTTTTACCCTTAAAGTTCGCTGTATCCACACCTATACTATCTCTAAGTATTTGTATATCCTCCTGCGCTACTATATCTCTAAGTAAGTTTTCTGCGTAGTTTGTTCTTTCTTTTAGTGATGACGGGTCTTGAGCGTAAGCATTAACCTTATACTTCTTCTCAGACATACCATTAACAACGATGTCAACAAACTTAGATATAACTGGTACTGGCTTCCAATCTAAGTTAAGGTATGATAGGTCACCGTTAATAGATAACTCATCCTTATACTTCTGTATTGGCTGCTCACCTCTAGCGTAAAGCCTTAAGTTGTGATACCTATTCCAATTAGTTGCAAACCTGTTACCGCTTCTCCCACCATGAAACCACTCACCCTCTATAGCCCTTCCTACTTGAACGCCATATTCAAAGCTCTTTTTCTCCTCATCGCTAACGACTTGGCTTGGGAACGAACTATTTGGATTTGTACTTATATTCATCTATCTATTATTTTGGAAACACTACCAGTATTGTCATATCTTTTGAAGCCAAGTTTAATATTGTTTCTAACCACTTTGTTTATAGGTGCGTATCTATTTTTATTACAGGCCATTATCGCTAGTCCTGAACTAATAGACGCATCAAACTTAGTTCTGTTGTTTATATCAAATCTTGCCCAATCATTTAATGTTCTGTCGAAATACATATCTCCGTATTGGTCATCACCTATGACCCCAACACATTCGTCTATGTAAGTCTCTATTGCGGCTGCATGAGCCTGCTTAACGTCTTCACTTGAGTTAGGTATACCACCTATCTCTCTTTCTGTTTGTGAGAGGTTGTTCCAAGTTCTATCTGGTCTATTCATAGAGTAACCCCTATACCCCCTTCTTTTGATGTGATACAAGAGTCTTGGCTTGTTATTCTCACAAAGTATTGGCATACCGTAAAAAACAATAGCCATCAATATATCCTCAAAAAATATCTCAGCGGTCTGTGGTCTAGATATGTACTCTAGAAAAAAGTGGTTTGCTGGTGCCTCCTCCATAGAAAACTTTGTTAGTCCGTGAAGAGAACCATTTGAACCTACGCCACTTACAGTACCCGATATATCGTAACTATCACACCCAAACGCCCCTAAGTGTTCATTACCAGGATACTTAACCCCATTCTTTATTATTACTCTATTTTGCAGATTTGTGTTAGGAACCCATGAAATTAAAAATCTTCCGTTGTTGCTAGGTAAAAATATCACCCTTGTATCCTTTATACCGTTCTCCCACTGAAAGTTACCCTTTGTGAGTATGTTGGTGTTTCTTAGGTCTTGGTTATAATCTATCTGCTGATATATCCTGGTGAGGTTAAACAAAGAGTTCTTAGCCTCATCCCTAAACGCATGCTCCACTGTTCTTGGAAACTGCCTATAAAATTCGTTAAGACCATCCTGGTCGTTCTTTAATCCCTCTACCTCGTTCTCCCAATAATCAATAACACCCATCCGTATTTCATTACCAAAGGTATCGTAAACCTTTTTCTCTGGTGTGTCAAACAC